TCATCTGTAAGTCCATTTCTTTCTTTAAGTTTTAATAATGTTTTATATAACATAATCATACCTCCAATTCTGTTAATGCTACTGCATATTCGCTGTTAACATAGGCTTCTGTGGATTGTAAATCCATATCATAGATATAATCTCGGTTGTCATTTAACTGCTGCTTTACATAGTTCCATCCATTTTTCATTGAAACAGGATAGTTAAATACTGTGTATCCATTCAATTGCTCTGATGCGACATTGACATTGGTCACGGGGTAGTAGGCGGCTAATTCTTTAAATGCCCGAATTTCTTCCTGAGTAAGGGAGATTTCTTCTGGAACTATTAACGCTAAAAATACTTTTTCTCCTGTTAATTTACTTGTTACAACATTAGCAGAAACCCAGACTCTACACGTATCATTAAAGGATTGAGTCGATATATAATTTTCACCTTTTCTCGTTGTATTCATAATGTTTGCAATCAGGCAAGAACATAGACATTTTTTGTCATATGTGCTATCTATAATGCCGGGGTTATCACCTGCATGCCATGCCAGATACTGTGCACCATCTACAGCAGCATTCCAACGGCCTTCACCAGAAAAAACATATTCATACACTCTCTTCACCAGCTTCCCGCGCTCCACATCTACATAATCCGCAATATACTGTTGACCATCGATTGTAACGTTACCACCACTTGAGACTGGAATTGCGTTTAACGTGTATGGAAGAGTGACAGTCTCAGATTGTGTTCCATCTTCGTTTGACAATTTTACAATCGGATTTACAACACTTTTAATCTCCTGTGGATATGACGGGTTCGGGCTTGGAATACCACCGGTGTAAGGTTCGTAGGAAGTGGCAACAGAGCCTTTTTCTATCTGAATCAGAATATTAGAAATGTCATAGGTTTCGCCCTCTGTAACAGTAAAACACACTTTGGATGCCTCTGCATTTTCTAAATTAGCTGATTCGCCCTCTTTCAGAATAGATTTGAATGATTTGTCCACTACTATTACTCTAACATTACTGCTAACATTACTGCTAATATTAGAGCTAAGGATGTACGTCCCATCTAACACAAAAGAATCAATGGTAAGTATTGCCCATCCCGATTCTACTGCGGTTCCTTTCAATGCAACTACTCCATCATTCGCAGTAACAGTTACTCCTCGTAGTGTTTGTGTACCGTCTTTAATTTTAAGGAGGTTTTTTCCAATAGTAGTAAACTGCTCTGACTTGCCATATAGCATCATATCCATGATTTTGCCATTATCAGAATCGGCAAGATGGGTTTCGCCCTGATTTGATGCATAGAACTTTGTAATTTTGTTTGATATATCTTCTTTATTAGTTTCGATTTGCTCGTGGTCTCCAGCAAACTGTTTTGCGACTTCCTGCAACTTAATCAATTCCTGCGCTGCCGCTTCGGTAAGGATTACATTCTGCTGATTTCCTGCTTCTTCAACATTTTCCACTTGCGTAGTGCCGGCTTTATTAACTTCCGTTATCTGTTCATTACCAGCACTCTCAATTGCTGTTACCTGTGCTGTCCCAGCATCTTCTACCGCCTGTACGGATGCTGCCTGTTGCTTTGCTACAGCACTAACTGCTGCATTGCCTGCACCTCCGACCATTTTTGTCTGTGTTGTTCCCTCATCCGTAACCGCTTTCGTAGACACATCCTGCTGTGTCGTAATTGCATTAATGGCTGTTTTTCTCACCTCTTCAACAGCTGTCTCTGCTGCAGATGTTTTTTCTGTAACATGTGTATCAAAGCCAGTTACCTGTGCGTTAATATTCTGTTCAGATTCCGCTGTCGCCGTCCTGGAGGCTTCTGCTGACTGTGCATACCCTGCCGCACTGTCCCGACTTGCAATAGCCGTCTGCGATGCTTCCTGCGTATCCTGCCGCATCTGGCTCACATCTGCCTGTGCGGCTTCAACCTCCTGCTGTGATAATTCGACAGCGGCTCGTGATGTTTCAATTTGTTTCGCCTTATTAACTACATCATCATGCATTGCAACGTAGTCTGACGTTAATCCTCCCGGTAGGGTCAGTACCTGCCAATGCTCTGTGTTTTTACCTTGCGCCGGCGCAATTCCGCTGATGGTTTTTGTTAGCTCCGCCAGGCACGTATATGATCCACCTTTATAACTTACTGTATCAAGATATTCGTATGATGCCTCATCCGAATACTCGCCTCTGGGATTCAATGCAATATTGCCCAGATCGGTTTCAACATATGTATTTTCTGTCTGCATCTCATCACCTTCCTTTCTGCCTATAATGCTAACCTATATTTTAAACGGCTACCTTCCCGGCGAAAACGTACCTTGTCCACTGTAGGGTCTGAATACATTTTTAACCGGCCTTTTACGACTGCAAATCCGGCAAAGTAGACATTTCCCGTTTCGCCTTTTAACTGGCTTTCTTTTTCCCTCACATAGTCATCAATCTGTCTTTTTCCTTCTTTGACCCGTCCTGGTACTTCTTTTGCTGCGTTTTTTGCTTCTGAAGCATAATATGCAGCATTGTCTGCGTGCCGATCAGGATAGTCTGCGTGACCATGCGCCCAGGATTCTGATTCTTTTGCACTGTCAATCACCGTCTGTTTCGCCTCGTCAAATGCTGTCATTAACTGTTCATATAGTGTTTCGGACGGTTCTGGGATGTCTCCCGTTCGGTATCCCGACTCATATAGTTTAACTACAACCATATTTGCAGTGATAAGGTTTCCGGCGATGATCGATACAGAAAATGATGTGCCCGTCAATACTTCCGCCGGCACGAGACAGCTATTCATTTCGCCAAGCAATACCGGCACAGGATCATTATCTCCGCTCCGGAACAGGACTGTTTTGCTTTTGCCGCTCCAATCGTTCGTCTGGAAGTCAAATTCTGCGTAGAGATAATTCTTGCTAGAACGTACTGGTACAAATGTATCTGTCCGCTCAATAATCTGATTGTTTACAACAAATTTTAATACCGGCTGCATCCTATCCCTCCTCGTTCTCTGTAATTTGTAAGTTACCGTTTGTGTCTGCGGTCAACGTAGGTGCTGCGACAAGCTTTGTGATGATCGCCTGCAAAGTTTCTATCTTCGCGTTCGCTTCATCGATCTGTTCCTGATAGGTCTTATACTCTCTATCACATATTTTGAGTGTGTTGATATAATTTAGAGTGTCTTTATATTTGACGATTACCTCAAGCCATAGCCTGTCTGCTTTTTCCGGCACATCAAATGTATTGTCTGTATCCGCAAGGACCATTGTCCCACAAACATTTTTCCCAGATAAAAACGTGACTCTCGTTCCTGACGGAAATCCATATACATAATATGTTTTTCCTGTTATCATCCCCAAAGTATCAGTCGTTTCATTAATAAGCCTAATTGTTCCGTTATCTGTCGCAGTTCCGGACAGGCTAAATTCATGACCCTTTACTTTTACCGTAATGCCTAGTGCTTCAAATTCTTTGGTGGAAGTCGGGATAAGATTTTTAGGCGTGCCTGATGTCTGACATCTGACTGCTTCCCCGGCTGTATCATATATGGTACCATCCGCCCCAATGCGCAGATCATGTAATTCAGATAAATCTGCTGACTGCTTGCCTTTCCAATCGAGGGCAGTAATTGCACAATCGCTTATGCTAAAATCAAAAGTTCCCTGACCGTCAGCAACGCTTACTACTGATATTGTAATATATGTAGGCTCCGTTATAGCAAACATGAATTCTACATTTCTCAGATTGCTTTTCGATTCTGTTTGTGGAAACACAAAATATTCTCTTTTAAGTATCACGTATTCTCCGCTTGGTGAAGTAGAGCTGCGGAGTATGATTCTCATCGGTATTTCTGGTAGCCCGCTATCTTTGCCTACCTTAACGCAAAATTTCATGTGATATAAGCCTGACTTTAATATCCTTGCGACCTGTCCCTTCTGAGAACTCAAAACAACAGTAAAAAAATTAGAATCTTCGAAAGTCACATCATTGAACGTTTTATCGTATGTAACTTCTTTTGACAAATAGTCCATCGTTATCTTTGTCCCATTCTCCGATGTTGTCGCTATAACTTTTCCAACTTCCTGTGTTTGCGCAGTGCCGGTTGCAATCAGATTATCAATCCGCTTTCGTTCTGTTGATAGATTTGCAGATACCTCTCCGATTTCCTTGATTGTTGCCGCTACACTTTCCGGGTGTCCAGTCGCATCTTTGTAGCACTGTTCAATCGCATCGTGTATGCTGCTACGGACTTCTTCCCCGTAAATGGCTTCTTTTATCTTTTTCAGATACTCATTTATAAGTCCCATCTTTTCTCCTTTCTACCCTATACGTTTCCACATATAACAAGTAATGTACGGCTGTATATTGTTGTGTGCATTACCGCCTCCTGCATTCTCCATCGTTGCACTTGCTGTATGGCTATGCGTTGCATCAATTTTAAATCCGTCTTTGTATTTTGTTGTTTTACTTGTACCACTCGGATAAAAAGCACTATCGTCACCTGATGCGCTACATATGCCCGTTACCGTGTTTCCTGGACCCCAATCTGCTCCCTGTCCAGCAAAATTATGCACTGTACCTATAAGTTGTTTTTCTGTAATGTTAACTGTTGCGGAATGTTTGTGTGATGCTAATTCGTTTGTTGATAATTTATGTGCTTTTTCACCGCCGGTTTTCTCGACAGTTGAAAAGTCACTGTCAGATGTATCTACTCCCACAGGTACTCGGCCAGTTCCCCAGGCTGCCCATGTGCCTCCGAAAAGTTTTTCCGGATTCGTGTCGTTTACGCTCATATAGATGCTACCGATGGGGTAGATTGTGTTAAATGTGATTTCTCCTGCTGCCTTTATTGCTTCTGCGGCATTTTTCTCGGCTTTTGTTGCCCTTGCCGCCGCTCCGCTTGCTACTACCTCTACACTTTTAATTCCGCTATTATAAGTATTCTGGGTCTCTGTCAAAGTTTTTATAGTTGAACCTAAGGTTACCTTACAATCACTAACATCTTTCAAATTTTTACTTACTTTGCTTACTTGCATATATGCGTTTATTCCGTGTGGTTTTGACCTGACTGGAATCTTATCTCCGACATTAATATTTTTTACATCATATCCTAAGTCTTTCAGGTCTATTGCTGTAAGTTCAATCGTTATAGATAAATTTACGAGATCTTTAATATCTTCCTTAGCTCTTTCTAACAATCTTGATGGACTTTCAACATCCGAATAGGAAATTGTACCAAATATCTTTCCAAAAGCTTTAACCGCTTCCAAATCACAAATATAATCCACATTATTATTCACACTTGAGATTGTTGCTGGTCTTCCTATTGCACTATTTGTTGCTCCAAGCGGTATAATGCATGTTTTTATGTTATCTGCCTTTATATATTTGGTAATATCTAAGATATTCTCGCCAAACGTCACTGCCTGCCCCGTTTCATCGTCATATTCCTTTAGGTAATCAATATAATATTCTCCTTTTTCTTCTCTTGTTCGGATATATCCCCCGTAAACATTTAATAACTTATCATCAATTGCTGTTCTGGTATCTTTATAATCGCTTTCATCATACTTGGCTTTTTCACCCGCTACCGTCACGTTGCCAATTCTAAATTGTTTTTCGGATTCTACTTGCTCATTGTGTTTCCCAATGTACAACCGAAAAAGTTCGCCTGGAGTATATTCTCCCTTGTATGGACGTTGGATGGAATCAAGAAGATATGCCATATTGCCTTCACAAATAATGGTCTTTTCTTCTTCGAAACCAAGCTCTTCATCTAATACTCGGGAACAAAAAATTTCTTTTTCATTACCATGAGCGTCAAAATCAATTATCCGGATTACCGTTTTTAATTTTTCGAAAGAATCGTAAAATGGATTATCCGAATATACAGAAAAAGTAAAAGAACCATTTTTATTTAACTCTGTATCTAATTTAGGATCAGCAATTTGTCTTGTCAAATCCCACGGATGATATAAATATTCATCTCCAATTTTTACCTTATACATTACAAACTTCCTCCACGATAATCTACAGATACCGTTCCATTCCCGGTAAATATCAGCGTATTATCCCCTTCCCCTAACAATAAGTCAGGGGATTTACTCTTGCCTTTTGGAAGATTGTAAATTGTACCATTATAACTTACCGTCATTTCTTCGCTACAATCAAATACCGGGATAACCCTCATCGTTCTTCCAGGAATAATAAGTTCCAATCTTCCTGCCACTTGCAAATCTTTATAATCCCTGATAATCCCTGTTTCAAAATTAAAAGAATCCCACAACCAGTCTTCCAACGAGGATTGCAATTCTAGTTTGTACGGGTCACGATTTACTGTTATCTCTACAGAACTGTATCGCTTGTTCAATTTTTCTGTAGAAACAGAAATTCTTCCTTCGTAAAAAAATTCATCATTTCCAAGGACAACTTTCAACCTTCTTCCATGCACTTTATTTCGTAGTTCACTTGCACGTATGAGCCACAAATCATAGTTATCATCCTTAAAATCAAACGTGAGCTTCATCGTTGCATTTTTATAGGCAGGAAATCCCGTCAGGGCATCTGTGAGGTCTAAGTCTCCGTTTCTTCCTGGGATTTCCTTGAACTTCTCATCTACTTCCGCAGTCCCCGGATCAATTGATAATGCACGCAGTCCAAAATCTTTATGCATGCTGTAATCTCCAATTTTTACATCAAACATCAATTTCTCCTTTCTGCTTTTGCCTGCTCCGTTCCGAGATTCTTATTTACATATGGGGTTATTTGTTTCCCGACTTTCTTTCCGTCCAACTCTACAGTCGTATGAATCTCTGCGTTCACTTCAACTGGTTTATTATCCTGTACAATTACAACCGGCTTATTCTTGCCTTGCCCGTTATAGCCTGGTGTATCTGGATATTCCACAGACTCAACCTTCTTTCTCATAGCAGCCAAAGAAACATCAATGTCTTTTTCCATTTGTACTGTTGCCTGCGGCATATATTTTTCAAATGCCGCTGCCAATCCAAGAGGAAGATATTTACCAATCTTATCTCTCATTATTCTTGAAGGAGATTTGATTTTTAATTTCTTCTTCATACTCTTGATTAGCTGGTTACACATCTCATTTACGGCCTTTGTCATTCCTTTGGTTTGTGATTTCATCCCAGAGATAAAACCTTTCATAGAATTTTGGCCGATTTGATTTAATTGTGTTTTTAATCCATCCAATTTCTTGGATAAGACCGCTTTATATTCTTTTCCAAGATTATCAATATCATCCTTAAAAAAAGCTTTCCCAAAATTATCAGAACCGTTGTAAATCTCATTCCACTTATTTATGTACTGTTTGAAATCGTTTGCACTTAACGACTGCAGGTATTCCATGTAATCGTTTGCACTTGCTACATCCATTCCGAGTACTTGCTCCATCAAAGAATCCGGCAACTTATTCTTTAATGCTTTGATTCTATTCTGGTAATTTTTGATTGCTTCTAAATTTCCATCAAGATCATACAATGAACCTGTACTTCTCAGTTTGGAAATCATGTCGCTACGCTTCTGGATTAAATCATTATATTTTTCCTGATACTGCTTCGACAGTTCTTCAATATCTTTTTCTGCCTGTAATATGATCTTCTGTCCTTGCTGCTTCAATGCATTACTGTACGCAGTGATCATAGACTTTCCTAAACTGGAATAAGTACCTGTGACCGCTTTTTTCTTCTTCTTAATCTCGGCAAGCTGTTTTTCTAAAGATTTTGTACTCTTCTTATTTTTTTTAGCTTTCTTAATCTGCTTGTTTAAGCTTTTAATCTTTTTATCGTACTTATCTGTTTCTTTATTCTTCCCAGACTTAATCTGCTTATTTATCAGATTCTTTCCCTCTGTCGTTGCCTTAGAAACTTGTGAATCAATTGCAGAAGATAAACCATCTTTGAACGTCTTGCCTATTGTTTCGAAATTACCTTTTTTGCTTGCATCACGTGCAGATGAAACAGCAATGTCACAAAGCTTTTCCATTGTTTTTTTAAGATTCTTCTGCTCTGCATCAACTCCAGCAATTATACCGGTTACGATGTGCTTACCTACCTGTTTTTTAAAAACTCTCGAAGGCGATTTAATCCCTAATGCTTTCTTGGCAGCACCTAAAGCGCTTTTTGCAAGTCCTTGCATTTTACTTATCAAGGAGCCTGCCATTGCTCCAACACCACCGATAATACCGCTTACAATGTTCGAACCAACACTTCCCCAGTTAATTCCTTTGAATGCTGTTACAGCACGCATGGCTAAGCTTTTTGCAGTGCTTGCCATCTTTCCAACTAAACTTAATAATCCAGAAACAATCTTGGATACTACATTTTTTCCTACACTAAGCCAATTTATCTTTGTGATATTCTGCATTATCACTCTTGCAAGAATATGAGCATTTAATGCTGCCTTGCTAACAAACATGGAAATTCCAGACGCAATCTTGGATACTATGTTTCCTCCTGCACTAAGCCAATTGGTCGTTGTGATTTTCTTCCATAAGCTTTGCGTTAAATCACTAAATGCTTTTACTGCATTACCTTTTGCACTCACAATTCCATTTTTAAGATTTGCAATCATTGCCTTGCCAGCACTAAATAAATTTATATGAGTAAAAACATTTATAATCGCCAGAACAATCTGCGGCAAAGCAGCAATCAATTGCGGAATTGCCTGCACAATTCCAATAACAAGATTTGCAATAATTTTTACCCCGGCTGCAATCAACTGTAATAATCCCGTATCAATCGCTGCACAGAATGAATTGATAATCTGCGGCACATACTCAATCAACTGAGGTATTGAGTTGATCAGCCCCTGAGCAATTGATGTGATTATCTGGATGCCTACAGTAATTAACTGTGGAAGTGCGGAGATGAATCCAAGTGCAAGTTGTCCAAGAATTTCTGCCGCTTTAGGTATCAGTTCTGGAGCTGCTTGTGATATTGCATTTCCTATCTGGGTAATAATCTGCAATCCATAAGTAATTAACTGCGGCAATGCCTGCACAATTCCGGTGCTAATCGCATTTATCGCCAGACCTGCCACTACAATCAACTGAGGCAATGCAGATGTTAGTCCGGTAGCTAGTTGTCCAATAATTTCTACCGCTTCAGGAATTAATGTCGGGGCTGCCTGGGTGATAGATGTTCCTATTTCGGTAACAATCTGCATTCCACAGCCTACAATTTGCGACAGTGCTTCAACAAGACCAGAACTAATAGAACGTACCGCTTGTCCCGCCGACTCAATCAACCGCGGGGTTGCTGAGCTTATCGAACTTATTAAGGCCAAGATAATTTGACCACCTACAGATAAAAAGTCAGGAACTCCTTGCGTTATGCCAAGAAGTATATTGGTAGCTATTTCAGCTCCCATCTGAGTTCCTTGCTCTACCTGCCCTTGCATATCATCCCATAAATCGCTAAATAGTTCAGGAATTGTTGATGCTAAACGAGGGATAATTTTCCCTAAGTTTTTACCGATATTCTCCATCATAACCGTAATGGAGTCCGCAAGTTCTTCTGCGGTTCCAGAACCATTCAGAAAATTATCGTATGCAGCCTTAGCACTATTCATTGAGCCTTCGATTGTTGTGGCTGCTTCCTTAGATGTCGTTCCTGTAATACCTAACTCTTTTTGAATGACATGAATTGCATTGTATACGTCCGCGAGATTACTAATATCGTATTTAACACCTGAAAGCTTAGATGCATCTGCAAGCAATCTTTCCATTTCCGATTTCGTGCCGCCATATCCAAGCTTTAAGTTATCCAGCATTGTATAATTTTGTTTTGCGAATCCCTGATATGCATTCTGGATATCTACCATATTGGTCCCCATCTTATTCGCATTATCAGACATATCAATCATAGCCATATCGGCTACTTTTGCTGCTTTGCTCGTATCTTTTGCGCAACTCTGTAATAACGATGCTGAAAAGCTAGTTACATTCTGCATATATTCATTTGCAGACATTCCAGCCGTTTTATAAGCCTTATTTGCATTATCAATTACAGTCTTGGAACTTTTCTTGAATAATGTCTCTACCCCGCCAACATTTTGTTCCAGCTTTGAAACAGAATCTAAAGATTGTTTTGTCATCGCTCCCAATGCTGCACTCACACCAACAACCGCCCCAGCAGTTATTGCAAGTCCTTTTTTAGCAGCACTGCTTATTTTAGCAACTCCAGAATTAAATCCATCTGCATCAATCTTCGTATCAAATTTTAAAGAGCCATCGTAACCCATACACATTCTCCTTTCGAATATGCACGGCTCAATGGCTCACTAATGCACTATCACTTATTCTTTATTTTTATTTCTACCTCGCTTCCACACTTTTTACACTTCAAATAAACACCGCTGCTTCGAGCCGTGTTATCATAAATCAGCAAATGTGCTCCACAGTATGGACACGAGTACCATTTTCTCTCAAATGGAATTGCTTTTATATTCATATCAAAACATCATATTTCCAAAAGCATCTCCAATCTCTTCACTGGTTATAACCCGGTCAACAATCGCAATCTGCTTCTGGATTTTTCTAATCCTTTCTCTTTCTTCCTTATCTTTGATTTTACTTAAATCAATGCTTCTATAGCCCATCCGTTTCTTTAATTCGCAATCTTCATTCATGCCGTCTATGAGCATCTGAAACTTCCACCAATGCATATAAAGTACTTCTGTTAAGTCGATGCCATAGCATTCCAAAAAACCAGATATGATATACGGAGCATCTTGGCTATATGATATTACCGGTGCACTATGCTGCTCCTCACTCTCCTGATCGTTTTCTTCCTCTCGATTGCTTCTCGTTTCCCGATCTCTATAATTCGTTACAAAGTCGGATAGTGCTTGCAAACATTCTGAAAATTCTCCGGCCGGTTCATCAAGAAACCATGACATAATGAGCTCTGCTTTCTCAATTGTATTGACTCCATCATCTTTTAAAAGATCTATAAGCTTTATATATTCCCGGAAGTCCGTTACAATCCGAACTCTTTTGTCATTTACGACTACATAATCCGGAAATGGTTCGTACAAAGGATTCATTGTTTACCGCCGTTATAGGATTTGAAATTCTTCTTTTTTCCTCTTCTCTGCTCTCTATTTGGTGCATACTTATTAGATATCTCAAAACGTCTCGCATTTGCTTTTTTAACCGCTGTCTGCATAAAGTTAAGGAAATTATCATAGATTTCATCGCAAATTCTGGTGTTTTTCTTACCACCAAAGATTTTCTCTCCCGTTCCGTCTCCAAATATTCTGTCATAGAATTTATAGTGAATATTGCAGTATCCTCTAATAAAATCAGGCACACTTCCTACTTTATCAAGACTATTTGCATCTGCATCCATCTGCTCAAAGGACTTCATTACTTTTTCAAAGATATCTGCATCTTCAAGATCCAATTCTAATTCAAGTCCGTTAATCTTCCAAATTCTTTCATTATTATTCTGGCTCATGGCTCAATCTCCTTTTTAATTTCATCTGCTACTTCCGCTGCCTGCACATCGACAGCCACATTAGGGTGTAGCTGTCTCACTGAATGTACAAGTCTTTCCGTCTGTGGATACTTTCGCATACCCCTTTACGATATCTGTTTTTACAGAAAAACTTCCGGAATACTGCAATGCATCTGTTCCATCCCCAGAAGAATCTGGAAGAATAGAATAGGTTCTCTTTCGTGCTACATACTCATCATCTTTCTTAGATTCTCCCTTGTCAAAGAAATCCACTACAACAATATCTCGTGTCTCTCCAGTAAGTTCATCGTCCTGGACCTTTGCAAGATCCGTCAGTACCGGGTCATCCGAATGATGGTCAAATCCATACTCCAGTGTTGTTCCATATCCTGTTACATCGCTATCCTGACTGTCTTTATCGACATACTGACGCTCATATGTGATTGGGTTCTTTCCTTCGGTCAAGGATGTGAAATGTTCCATTCTGTTATATGTAGAAATTTCTCCACCGCCAGAAGTGGGAACACCATAAAATGCCACCCTCTGGCTACGTCTGACTAATTTTGCTTTTGCCATGCTTATACCTCCTGTGTATAAAGAAGGCGGCATTCTATACGATACTGGGCATACTCGCCTTGTGCATCATATAGATAGCCGCTGTTTAATGTTTCTAATTCATATGGATGTTGTTTTTCATTTGGGAGATTTGGCATTTCTCCTTTTTCTGTTTGCTGTTCCATCCATTCTTCAAACGCTTGGTAAAATCCGCTGTTTTCGATATTGATTCTGGCATCTTCGTCATATTGCTCCTTGCTCGTAAAGGCAAACTGAAACTGTTTTTTCTTGCCGCCATCAACATATTTCTGTAACACTGGGTCACAAGGAAGTGGGTCAAGAGAATAACTCATACTTTCTGACAAATGGTCTACATTCACCCTGTAATCATCAAGAAATGGGCAAGTCAGAATAAATGAACGGATAGCATCAATAATATTAACCTCCTGCATATTGCTGTGCTCCTTTCAAGATACTATCTTTATGCCTGTTTTTCATTCGCTCGAACCAACGCGACTTTTCTTTATGTTCATAGTACTGTCTACGAGCATAGGGTGTGATCTGATTAATCTCTCCGGAACCAATTACTGTTCCGAGGGTTGCTGACTTAATCAGCACCCCTGTTAATCGTGGTGTTTCTGGATTCATCCTTCTGATACATTCAGAATCAACAAATCCCTGTGCCTTACTAAAACCCGCTTCTCTTCGCCCAGAAAATCCTTGATTCCATTCCATCTTAGCTGTTACAGTCCCATTTGCAGTTTTTACCGTATAAATACTTCCCCGCGGAGTCTGAATTACAAAGTTTCTCTTTGCTCCCACTATACACCACCTACTCTTATGTGCTGGTTAGAGCCAAATATATTGTAATTTGCCGATGTAACTTTGCAATATTTCATGCCTTTTAAATCTTTGACCGATGTCATATCAATACCACACTCACCTTTTACGAGATAATCATCTTTTTTAATAACAATTGATGTATCTGGAATCCTAATCACGAAAACATCTGCGCTTTTCAATCCTTCTGTAGTAATCGCGGAAGCTTCTGATTCATGCCACCAGACTTTATCAATAAATGTCTTTTTCCAGACATCCATTCTTTTCTCATTGTCATATTGCCGGCTATATAATGTCGCAGATGCATTTGTAATCATCCTGAACACCCCCTGTTTAATAACCCAGTGAGGACAAGATACGGATATGCTGCAGCATACTGTTTCTTGCGAAGAATCACTTCTTTGATTTCTCCGTCTGTCTGCTCTGTTACATAGGTCACGCTATAACCATCTGTATTTTCAGATTTCTTTTCCCCTTCCGTAGAGCTTTCAGCTTTATAAATAACTTCCGCAACTGCACAGGCTGCAGCTTTCACTTCCTCCGGAATATTGTTTTCATCTACCCTTGAGAAAGTAATCGCCTTAATATATGTGCTTGCCCTTGTGATCACACGCTGGAACTGCTCGTTTGGGATAATATTACCGCCGTACTCTGTCATGTAAAATGCAAGGTCTGCATATCTTACCATGAAGTCACCGCCTATTCTCCTGCTTTTAATACAGCAAATGGACATCTCTTTGTTTTATCTGTTTTTAATGAGTTGATTGGGTTTGGAATCTCCCATCCAAGTCTCATAACCGCACGAAGAGCAACCATATCATTCTGCATCAAGTTATATGCAATCGTTCCATCTGTGTTCTGGACAACGCCTTCTGTAAATAACTTAAATGTGATATCTTGACGGATTGCATAAACGAGCTGACTAAAGTCTCCAGAAATCATGAGTGCCTTTGACTTATCAAATGCTCCATTATTCGGGAAATTCATCGGAGAACCATCCAGAGCATAATTAGTACTTCCCTGCATATCACTCTTGAAGATTGGATTTCCGTTCGTATCTTTAAGGCCTCTTAATTTTGCACGCATAGAAATATCTGCCATATGTCCGTTTACAAAATAGCCGCAGTCTTCCACTTTCGCGATAACCCCATCTTCTGACATGATCTTGTCATACAAATCATCACCGATGCCGTATGTTACTACGGTTCCTGCCTTTGTTGCAGTTGCAACTACTCCATCTCTCCATGTAGATGGCTTTTCTGTTCCAAACAGTACGGCTCCATCAATAACCTTTCCGAAAGCTTCCGTTACTCTTGGCTTTACCTCGGCCCAAATATCATATTCTGAATCATCAAGTACAGATTCTGGGATTGGAACAATAACCGCAATCTCTTCTGCTACAATAAACTTCTTATCCCATGCCTGCTTAGTTGTCTTTTTCTGGCCAGTATCACCATTTACAAAATAAGCGATTGGTAACATATCAAGAACCGGAACTTTATACTGCTTGCTTGTCATGTTGGCAAGCTTTCTTCCTCTTGACAGCACCGCTGACTGTGTGATTGTTCCCTGGATAATCTCATTTGCTTCCTGTACCGGAATCAGGGAATCCGCACCGCTACGGTCAATGATCGTCGCATCGCCCTCAAAAATTCTTAAGTTCATTCTTTCTCTTTTCAATTCATTCATCTCCTATCTTCTTGCCGCTGCACGAATCGCATCGTTGATGGATGCGTTCACATTTCCACCTGAGCCGTTAGAATCACTTCCTGTAGACGTTGAAACTCTATAAGAAGAACCTCCTACAAATCTCGGATTCTCTTTTAAATATTTTTCCGCAGCCTTTTCAAATGTTGTCTTATCATCTACCAGCTTCGATACCTTAAACATGACATAATCAACATCTTCTGCTTTTACGCCTTTTCCTGAAAGAAACTTCTCCTGTTTCATCTGCTGGGCTTCTTTAAGTGCCGCGTCACGTTCCTGCTGCATCTGTTCAATATTCGGCTGATTCTTTTTCTGCTGGGCTTTATAATCAGCAATTGCCTGATTCACCTGCTCTTCTGACATACCCTGCTGCTGAAAGTACGATTTTAATGCAGAACGCTCTGCCCTCTCTGCTCTTGCGTTAGCAATTTCCTCTGCCTGAGCGTAGCTGTAAGTCGGCTGTTCACCACTGCCAGCATTATTCTGATTATTGTTATCTCCTCCAGCACTTCCTCCCAGTTCTCCGGCACCAGCACCACCGCTGTTTTCAAAAATTCTTAAGTTCATTCTGTTCTTTTTCATGATAAATACCTCCATACATGAGTGTTATTCCAGAGCTTTTTTCGTCATCATGTTTTGGACATAATAAAAGCACCCTCCCGGATGTTTAGATGAATCGTATACAATTATATTCCTGGTTAATATCTGTCATTGCAAGGAACCAGGAATCAATTAATAGCTTTCCTTTCTCGGACAACTCTTTCCACTCAATTAATGCGGATCCGCTACCTAAGTCTGTTGTTATCTTATCTTCTGTCAAATCCTGCAATGAATTAATCAAACTGTTTGTCAATGCCGAAACAGCCGTACACGCTCGGTCAATTCCGTCTTTACCCTTTCTTCCAGCGTGTCCCTTTAGTTCTACCTTGTTCTTTCGAACGCTTACTTCAATCAAAAGAAGTCCTCCTTTCTTTCCGGTCATTCCCCGCCGGTGGGAGATATCTGGATCACCTCCTAGTTTTTATGAGTTATCTTAGCTCCCCACTCCGGTAAGAAGTTGATTTCATAGTGATACTTATCCACATTCGCTCCCGAAACATCTTCAACGACATACATTGTATAATCATTCAGATAAACCAAATCTTTCTTATACTTCCCCTCTGCTGTCTCGATAATAACTTCAAGCTCGTTATCATTATTATTCTGCAAAGCAAATGTTCCAGTAAGTTCAAGCAATACCGTGTCAGTTCTGGCATTAATCACTGTCAGCTTTCTTGTTACATTAAAATTGTCAGCTTCTTGGGATACATTCTGTGATACTTTGTAAGATTCCGAACATCCGGTAAGAACTCCCAGTGCTAATCCTGTCGCCATCACTACTAATAAAATCTTCTTTTTCATCGTTTTTCCTTTCCTTTCTTAAAAATGAGTATAAAAATAACACGCCTGGTCTTTGTTTACCAAACGTGTTAATTACATAGATAATATTTTCATATCTTTCCACAGAGTTCTTAATGATTTGCTGTTAACTTTGTACCCTTGTAATAAAAGTTCTGGGGTATCAAAAAACTTAGCCGTCCCCTCCGGACATTCGCATATAAATGGTTTATCGTCCCTCCAAGAGATATTATACCTCGTATCATGCAGAAGGAACTCAATATCTAATCCCATTTGAATTGCGTCTTCTAATTCTGTAAGACTCTCTAATTTTCCATAAGACTCATGCTCAATCATCCTTCATCACCTCACTTAAAATATCGCTGTTAGCAATTTTATGCCCTAACTTAAGTGCAGTATCATGCTTGCTTTCTCTCTTCAATGTGCCTTTATCCGTTAGATACCAATTATGATAGTGTGGAACTACTGGATGTTCCTTTGCATTTCCATGATCACTCATATCTATATCTAACTTCGGCTTTCCATCTTTGCCATAATATCTCCTGCTTTGAATTACCCCATCTTTATAATTATCAAACACACTGTTAGGAGTTCCCATATACGGAACGGAATGAACAGTTCCTTTTGTTCGATTTACCAAAGCTTTTCTCTGCCAATTGACATCTGTATAAGCTTCTTTTATGTCCTTCCATTTCTTATCATCATTATATTTCATGCGGCCAAATTCTGCAAGAGAACCAATAGATTTTCCAAGCACATTTTTATATCTTCTATACTGTGCAATATCTCTTCCAGTATTTTGAATCATCTCTGGTGGAAATTGTTTCACAGCTTTAAGACTTCGTGGAGCTACTCTCCCTCTCATATCAAGATAGATACGTTCTCGCTGCTGTTTTAACCCCATCCTCTTGCTGAACCTGGCATATTCGCCTAGTTGAGCCTGATATTTTGCTTTATGCAGCATAACTTCATCTTTATCCGCCCCGCCGCTCTCCATGAGTTTTACTTTCTGCCGTTGCGCTCTCATGGCTGTTTCCATTTTTCTCTGTTTTTGTCTTGCTTCATAAGCCGTATACTCTTTTCCAGCAAAGCTTTTCGGAGTATTGTCTTTCTTGTTTTGTTCATCCAGCCATTCATCTGTATAATTTCTTACCGAAATGCCAGGAAAGAACGGATAATACATATGATAACAGTTTGCTCCAAGAAGTCCCGTTACTGTCCATAAACCGCAAACAGAAACTAGCTGCTGCTTCGAATATATTCTGCCCTGCCACACTGCATGGGCTGGTCTTGCTCCTGAGTGCCAGTCCACTTCGAAGTATTCTGTTCCAAGCTGCTGTGCATGATACTCATTAATCTTTCCACAAACCTGTGCTACTCCTGTTAAGACCGCCCTTCTGGCAGCCACATCAACCCTGTTGGTCCATCCAGAAGGATAGTCAATTGTCCTCATACCACTGTTTGTTAGTTGTGTAACCGTCCTCCTTAAAACGCTGCCATAATCAAATGCCCCAGAAACAATATCATAACAGGCATTATCTAAATAACCGGTATAAATCTGTGATAATGGAGTAACAACCATCTTTCCATTATAGTTTAAATAAAAGCCAAGCGAATTTGTTATGTTTTCTAAGTCTTCCCGGCTTTGCCTGATGATTGCTTCTACTTGCTGCTGCATTTGCTCATTCTCTTCGTAAGGGATAAACTGTGCATTGACCTGCTCGTATATATCCCTATTCCGAACATATTCCCAGTCAATGACCTTATCATACAGCTCAAACATTTCAGGGTAAGAGGCATTCAGTGTGTCCTTTATTGCCTTTTCAATGTCTTCCGAAGAATGCCCAAGAATCTTTAACCTGTTTATCTGCCAGTCGGCTGTGCTGGTGATTTCTCCTGTTTTTCTTATTCTTCTTACGATATCTTTCATGATGCGTTCTTCCAAATCAGTAAAGCGTGCTGCTATTTTATCAGCTATCTTGTTTTTATATTCATCTCTCATCTTACTCCATCACCTGATTTTGCTCCGGAAGATTCTTTCTTGCCTGTTCCACAGTTTCACCGTACCATTTCGCCCGGTATTCTTCTATCGCCATTGCTGCTATGGCTACATCTTGCATATCCTGCTTTCTCTCCGTCTCTTTATCCTCAATGATAGAATCATCAAATTCTATTGTGATATCTGTTTCCTCATTAAGCGGCTCTTTTAAGACAATCCCCAACCGGATAATAATCTTAATCAACTGCTTCAAGGCATCTTCCAGGATAATCTCATGTTTTTTAAGCATCCTGTACATATCAGAGTTCTCTGAAATGATTTCTGTTGCTGTCTTCACTCCAGAAGATTCAAAGCGGTACCTGTTCGTACCAAAGCCACACTTTAATGATAAGTAATTCAAGTCATCATTAATTGCTGTGCTGTGTGCCTCAGTCCTGATCTGCATATCAATATCTTTGATAAGACCCTCTTTCCCCCTGTCGTAATCTTCCGGCAAGTTATAAAAGATTCCTTCCTCTGGGTCAAAGGCAAGGGTTCCATCCACGTTATGCAGCAGTTCTGGTGCAACAAAGATTCTCTTCCGGCCAAGCAGGAACTCATTGCAATAAGAATCAAATTCTATGTCTAACTTTTTCAAGACATCTATCGCATTTGCAAAGATAGCAATTCCCATCGGGTTACTCTCATCTGCATTATTTGTTATATTCAAACGGTCAATAACAAACTGTGGCTTATCACTGCCTGTGTGTACCTGCCTTGCCATATTTGCAAAAGGTTTTAATTTTCTCCATTCTTCCTCTGGAAGTTCCGTTCCTTCCTGGCTTCCACTCACGCATTGAAGCACAGTGTTCTCAATCACATATTCTTCACCTTGAATCAGATGGGATTGTACCTGCACATATTTCTTTCTGTTTACTGTGTGTGGAAATAAAAAGATGCACTCTGTAACCTCCCCATTGTTCCAACTGACAGGATAGATATTTGGTGCATCCACATAATTCATTTTGATATTACCTGAAAGAATTTCTCCATCTTCCGTTATTTCCATGTCATCCAGATACGGAATGTATGCCACTGTACCGGAATAAGCTTTCCGCTCCTGGTAGTCGTTGCCTTGAACTAAAAAATGATTCTTATCTAAAATCTTATGTACAAATTCATTTGTTCGCTCATCATCAAGAGTAATCGTTACTCTCTCATTTAAAAGCAAATCCGCAATATCTTCCGAAAGCTTCTTTGCCATGCCAAGGCTCTTACGGTCGCATCTTTTATAAGTGCCTCGTCCTGTATAGACTTTGTAAAAGGAAAAATTTCGTACCTTGCCGTTATACCAGCTTGTCCATTCTCTGATTTTCCGATAGAAGGACGCATCTACAGTATCTATTCCTTTTTTCTTAAAATAACTAAATATGTTCAATTTTCTGCACCTCCTCCGCTTCTTCTATCGGAAGCCAATATTTTATCCTATCCCACGCACCCATAACGGCATAGCGTATTGCATCCATGCAGTGATCTTTTTCTTTTACCGGTACTTCTTTCCCTTTTTCTATAGATTTCTTATCATATTCATACGTACCAAACTCTTCGATTGCTTTCTCCTGGTGAGGAGATATACTCATTATTTCAAAAGCTAATGCTTTTTGCACACGACTAATCCCCAATGCCACCTCGTTCTCTGCATCTCTCATAAATACAGTATAATCTAAGTTTCTCGTGGCTCTCCTTATCTCTTCCGCTAACCCTTTTGCAGACGGGTCAAGAAAGATATAAAATACTCGGTTCTCATACTGTTTATGAAGCTCATCCATGAAATCCACCAGATCAGCTGCATATTCCGAGGGGCTTTTCTGCTTGCCGCTCTCTCGGCCACTATAATAATACTCTGCTAGCCCCGGAAACTTCTTTCTATATGTATCCAACCCAAAAGCCTGGAATGTTGTTGCATTCTGTTGTCCGTAGTCACCACCAATGTAAATACGGTCATATCTCCTATCAGGTTCTGGCTTCTGCCTGTGTCTATCGCTAAACATATAATAGATAAGTTCATCGACACCAACTGCTTCGCCTAGCCATGTCCAACGATACATTTTAATATCTGTTTGCTTCATGATTTCTGCAGAATCAATCAAATCCTGCCCTAGCCAATCCACCGGCACATCTCTGTAATCTGTATGTACATGAATGCAGTCTGGCCGCTTCTCCATTTCCTTACACCAAAGGTTTACCGGTGCATTTGGGTTCTTAGGTGGGTTATATAAATAAATCATCTGGAAGCCGGCTTTATTTCCTCTTACGAATGTTGCTTCTATATTTGCAAGTTCATCCGCTCCATCTCCATCGTCAAAAAACTCTGTCAGCTCATCTAAAACAACTAACTTAATTGGTTTTTCTTCATCAATGATACCTTTTGTATCATCTATGCCATCTGATCCAGAGAAGTATATCGTTGTTTTATACTTTTTGTAAGTAATCTCCATTGGGCTTTTCGTAATATGAAACCGATTCTTAGGTATCTGTAAACGGTTAAGCCCTCGGAGCATTTCTTTGTAAACTGTCTTTCGCAGCTTATTATGATGCTTACGAAGAACGACTACGGAACTATGAGAATCCTCAACAATTTGATAATCCGTCTTTATTGCTGCAAAACTTGATTTCGTACCGGCACGTCCGGAAGTGAGAATAATATGCTTATGTTTCTTGTCGTTGAATATCGGAAGATACTTCGGTATCACTATGTCCGATATTCTGACTTGCCTTTTCGTCCGCGTCATTTATAATCTCAACTCCATCCTCCAAATTGTCTGTTGGTTCGGTAGATAACCGCTCCGTCTTCGCCCTGATCTGCTCTATCCTAGCTTTCTGCTCCTCTGTTGCAAGTTCATAATTACTATGCAACAGTTCATCATATTGCTTTATCAAGGACCTTAATTCTCCCTGTGCCCTTGCCTGTGCTTTTAAAAATGTTGCCTGTTTATCCCATGCCTGTTGTACCTCCCACTTCTCGCCTATAAGCTTACCCTTTGATTTTTTCTCTTCGACTTTCTCGATTGTCTTATCCTCGTGGTCCTTTACATACATGATCTGCTGTGCTCTTACGATAGCTGCATAAGCAATCTGTATATTTTCCCAGAGAATATCAAGAGGATTTTTCTTCTCGATGTCCTGGATAATAGAAAAGGTCTCTTCCGGAAGATACTTCGAGAAGAAACCATGCTTTTCTGCGTTTTTATTTTGTTTTGGAGCGGCTCCGCCCTTGCCGCCTACGGCATTCTTGTTACCTGGCTGACCGCCTTTCTTTGCTTTCGCAACGTTGCGTTTCTCTTTTGCAACGTTGCAATCCCATTTATATCTATTTTTCCAACTTCGGACTGTTCCTTCCGGAACTCCTAATTGACTTGCAATCTCAATTAGCTTCTGTCCTTTTAAGTATAATTCTTTTGCCTGCGTTATCCTCTCATCCGGCTTCCTCGGCATCACCACCACCTCTCATTCGTTTTTGTTTTGGAAATATCCCCTCCAGGAATCGAACCTGGGACATTACTCTACCACTGAGCTAAGGGGATGAAAAAAAGACCGCACATCCTGTGCGGCCCTATACCTTGTTTTTATATTGTTCTATACAAAATAATAATACTACCTATAAATATTATATTGACTAATACCATATATGGATATCGAAAAAATATTCTTTTAAATAAACCTATAGTCTTGCTTATTCTTCGAGAATTTCCCTCTTTGCGTTTGATATATTTCTGGGCTTTCTTATTATCTGTAAAAACTTTTTCTTCTTCACCATCTTCATTAATTATTAAAAAATATGTTTTGCCATCTCTCTCATCTTCTTCAATGTAATACCATTTTGTATTTGGCATTTCTATTATTAATCCTATGTTCTTATTTATAATCTTGGCAACTGAATATAACAGTAAAAAAATAATGTTAAATATAACTAAGCCAATTATTAAGAGCATTATTATCGGAATCGCTAAATCTTGTTTTGTCTCTAAATCCATAATTCCGCCTACGATAGATGCCATTCCTGTAACTCCGCCAAAGAAAACAAAAATAATAGCTGAAAACAATCCTACTATCGTAATTATATTGGCATTCAATGAGTTAGAAACCTCTAAAGTTTGCTTTTTAAATTCATCACCAATTTCTTCAAAACGATCTATTATCTCATCCTGAATTTCATCTTTACTCTCATCTATAATTTTTCTATTTTTTAGTATCCTTTCTTCTTCAAGAGCAATATGATCGTAAAGTTTTTGTAATACCCTAATAATTTCCTTGCTTAAATTCTTTTCATCAATTTTTTTCAATATTTTATCTGCATCTTTACCGTTCATTTTTAGATATACTATTAACAATTTAATATTATTTAAAGTATACTCTAATGAATCTTCTTCTTCCTCAATCTTACTATTTACATATCTAGAAATTTCATGATACTGATGTCTATAATCATTTTTATAAAATTCAGCAACTTTTCTAATAATGTTTTTTGCATTTCCATCCTCTAAATCAAATGAAACATCTGTAAATGTATCTAATAATTTTTTTATCTCGTGCATAAATCCTTCCTGTCTTTAAGCATAAATTTCTTGTGGATTCTTTAAATAATATTCTTTTATTAATGAGCTTTTTATTTCGCTATTTTTTTTCGTTTTTTTCCATGGTCCCTCCTTATGAGTCTTCTTTACAAGAACAAACGGATCTGTTATCTTCGCATATGCATCTACAACTTTTTCAATAAGTCGTTTATCGATTCTAGATATTTCAGCATCTTCTTTTTTTATGATTCGCATTTTTTTACTATCAAGTTGTAGTATCTTTCTGTTTTCTTGTTCTGGAATTCCTTTTCTTCCATAAATTTTATATTTTTGATAAACCTCTGGTATTACCGGGCCAAACTCCCATGCAATAATAGCTTCTTTAAAACATTGTCTATTTTTTTCTACCAAAAAAGCAGCTTGGATATAGTAAAGGATTTTTTGTAATTTTAGATTACTCATTGATTCTTCACAACCAGAAGTATGTGCATATTTAATTACATATGTTGCCACATCTAATGCATTATACATAATTCTCCCTCCTTAAAAGAAAATAGATTATTCAAGATAATTTCTTTTCTTTTAGATAAGTATATGTCATTATGCACAAAAAGTCTATTGGCAAAACATACAATGTTATAACATTTTTTCTTTTGTTTTTCTTCGAAAAATTTTTGTATCAAGGAGAAGAAATTAAAACACGCATGCCAGTACCTTACTAGACAGCCGGTTGCTGCCTAATAGAAAGGAGGTTAACAAATACCACAACTATGTTAACTACAGATTGCAGGTGCTGTACATTGTGTCGTTAAATTGCATAAGAAAAACACCCTGCAAAATACAGGGTGTCTCTCTGATAAAAAATATCTCACGAAGTAAAAGACAAAAGGATGTGCTTTCTTCTGTCTCCACTTTAAGTTTTATCACACTTTAAGGGGACATTGGGGGACATTTTTAAATTTTCTTCGAAAAATCTAAAATTTCTTTTCCTGCAATTCTCTTCAGTGTAAGTTACTTTTCTTTTGGGAAATAGATTATTCATTCTGTAAGCTACTTGTGCCCAAGTCAATCCTTCGATATAGTACAGGCGAAACATAATGCGAAGTTCGCTTTTTTCGATAGATTCTATGTATTTTTCTGCCTGATTGGTAAGTTCGAGAAGTTCTTCCTCTTTCATCTTTAGACGTTGTTTTCTCGATATGAGCAAATTCTTTGCTTTAGTATACCCCGGAACCGGAAAACCTTCAACCGTAAAATGCTGTATTCCTCCCATGCCTCCACTTACTACATCGCTCACCGCTCCTTCTTGCTCAATCTTCTCTAATCGCTCCTCCGTCATTTTTATGAGCCTCCTCAGCTCTTTTATTTCTGCTTGCATATCGCAGTACTGGATCAGGACTGACTTTTCCAATAGAATCACCTCTTTCCTATCTATAAATCTTGCCTGTTTTCATGTCTCTGAGTTTAATCCGTCCAAATACTTCAAACTCATCTATTGCTGCTACTGCCTTCATAGCATTAATTGTTCTTGTTACTGAATCCGGCGGCTTATCCGCTGCCTTAATCGCATCATGCGCTGTTTTATCTTTATAGTGTTCGTGATTTCGTGTATCCATCCTACCACCTCACTTATTAAGTATGTAAAATACAAATCCTGTATAAATTATCGCTACTATGATTACTATTGCTTCTGTTATACTCATTCTTTGCTCCCCTCAAATATGCTCATGCAACTCCGGTGGTCCAAACGACTGAGGTTCCAGCTCCATCAAAGCATTATATCTCTCAACATGCTCATCCGGTGTGATTTCATCGTTCATAAGCTCCTGCTCCAGTTTGCCATATTCGATATCTATCCTCTCTTTAAATTCCTGGCGGCTTATTTGTCCTTTGATAAGCATTTGTTCTAATATTCTGTATTCGTGACTCATAATTTACTTCTTCCTCTTGTTTACCCTTTTCGTATGCTCCGCCACTCTCTTGCAGCCGGCTTTCCATCTTTGGTAAGCTTTACCTTGCTTACCTGGCTGATTCATTCCCTCGCAACGGTCCCGTTCTACGCATTTCACACATGGATTAATCATCTGTTTGCTCCTTTCATGAAATCACCTAATGTTCTATTTTTCCAAGGTGCTTCTTTTATGCCCTCTGGTTTGTACGGTTCTGGCAAGGGCGCCCATGCATTCACAAAATAACCTAAAGATGCATATGTTCTGCCCGTAAACGGAGCATAAAAAGCTCCTCCCTCATCATCTACTTTCCAAGTGCCTACAAGCGGCTCCTGCCTCTCATTTGCAAATGATAACAATACATGTTCTCCGTTCTCGGGTGTTTTTTCTTCTAACGGTATCCATTCACAAATTTTAGGCTGCTCTTCAATCATCTCTTTCTTCTCCTTTCTGCAGCTTTTCGCATATCTTCCCAATCCTTTCTTAAGTCTTCTGAGAATACTTCCGGATTAACTACTTCTTTTCTAGCTTCCAGCTCTGCTCTAATAAACTTTTGTTTTGTTGTTTCTGTTTTTGCCTTTTCTAAGAGATGCAATGCAGTCTCTAAATCTTTCTCGGTAAACTTAGGGTCACATAGGAAAGATGCTATATAAGGCGGCTCTGCGTCCAAATCATGAAGGCTACGCTCAATAATTTTTCTCACGTTATCCGTATAAAGTTCTAACGGGATATCTATCTTAACTTTCTTCATTGTTTCCTTTCTCCCCGACAGAAGTCGGGGAATCAATGGCATATAGCTCCGTGTTGTATCATGGAGCGGTTAACAAGTTGCTGTAATGTGTATCTATCCTTAACCCCGGAGGGTGTCCAGCTTTTTCGCCTTCCTGGCAATTCGCTTTGCACTGCGTTCTGTATTTCTTCGATGCTGTCTGCTGGCATAGGGAACTGCCTGTTTTCGTGCCGGCTCTTTGTGCTTCACATCTTTATCATTCATCCGAATAGCATATTCAAGACCTGTCTCTTTTTTTAAGGCGTCTATCATCTCCAGCCAGGTAACATAATCCTCCATCAGGCACTCTGTCTTGAAATCAAATCGTTTACGAAAACGCTCTATCCTGGCTGCTCCGAATCCAAATTCATCATGTAATGTCATTGCTGTTAAGATATTTACAGTATCCAGTGTCTGATTCTTTATGTTCTCTATCACCTTATCTACAGCAGAGCGGCTGACTCCGATCGGAATCCCGGTAATGCCCCTCATACGAAGTTCTTCTTCCAGTCCTTCGATTCCTTTTTTTCTTGCAACTTCTAGTGCATAAGACATACCTTCCTGTCTTGCATGTTCCATTTTATCTATCCTTGCCACTTTAATTGCCTCCTGTAAGCCTCTCTTCTATTGCTGCATAGTCATAATCTCTGCCCTCGAAATTATGAAAATTGTTGTTACCTGGTTTCGTACTCTTTCCGGAACTCCTGCCTGATGAGCTGCTTTTCTTCTTCGTTAAAGGATAGAATCCCTTCCACCCTCGAATAAATGCTGTCTTACATATCAGGATTCTTTCCTGCTCATCCTTCCCCATGGAAGAAAGTTCCTGCCTCAGTGCTTCTATCTGTTCTTTCATCAACGGGGTACGCTGCTGCTGATTTCTCATTAAAATATATTTTTCAAAGGCATCGTTAAGCTCCGGGTTGTTATAATATATATATTTATTATTTGCTTTACTTTCCTTTAGGGATTTTTCCTGAGAATTATCATTATTTTTCTTGGAATTATTCTCTTTTTTCTCGGAATTATCGTTGAAAAGGGTAACTTTAATAAAAGGTTCTGTTTCCTCTTTTTTCAGAAGCCAGAACCTTTCGACTTCTATTGGATTTTTCTTGGCTCTTGTTTTTACCGCCAACTGAAATCTCCGCTGTATTCCGGCAGAGGTTAAGACAGCGTCCGACTGAAAAAGCTGTTTATCAAACATCGACCGTTCCAATAAGAATGTCAAAACCTGCTTCACCTTATCACAATTCATGTTCAGATCATCTGACATGATATAGTAAAAATCATCATCAACAATAATATAAAATCCGTTTCGATAAATCTCACATAGAAGATAAAGATATATCGTGATGCCATCCGCACCATATCTGGCTTTTAAAATCTTTATCTTCTTATCTGAGAAAAAATCGCAATCCAAAGAAAAATAATCAATACCCTGTTTCTTCTGTCTCGCCAAGGCATTTCCTTCTTTCTTTAATCGTTTTCTAAGTTGCTTATACTGACCTCCACTCTTGGAGAGTCTGAATAAAATTTCTCCATGGATAACGAGACAATCTGCGTATCATCATGATAAGCAACTTTATTTAATGCATCCAGGATACTCTTTATAACATTATCTAAATCCGGCTTCTTGGTCGGCCGGATAAGGCCGGCAAGCATCTGCTGCCGCTTTTTCTTGCTCGCACTCTTTGCGATCGGGTAATATGCTATGATATTTGCTCTAAGCTCCTCATCCGCATTAAAGGGCTGCGCCTTGGTCTGGTAGAAACAAGTCTTTACCAGATTTTCATACAAAACTGTTCCCTCCGGGGTGTAGGAAAAAGTACGACCGCCTGTATGTACGGTTCTGGCCCGGGCCTTTCCTTTCGGAGGGCCGGGCACAGTAAAAGTGATTTCTGACATAATGCTTAACCAATAATTGCGATATCAAGGTTTGAATCAATACGTTCTTTCAGAAAAGCCTTAATGGAGGCTACTGCTTCGTATTTCCAGAGCCCTCCGTCTGCCTCGATAAGCTTAAACATCGGGGTTCCGTCTCTTCCTTCTTTGATTCTGAATATAAACTTGCTCTCTGGCTGTTCAACTTCAAGGAAGGTACGATATGGACGAAGTATTACCGGATTTGGAACAATCACATCCTCTTTTCCTGCGATTCCTTTGCTTATTGTAGCCTTCTGACTTGTTCCATCATCTCCGTAATTCGCTACAGTTTTATTTTCGACATTACCGGCCACTGTGAGGATAATCGCCGTTTCCTTTGTCTGCTCGAAAGCAGTCTGCATATTAATGATGAAACATTCCTGATCATATGGATAATCAAACTGAAATCCGTTTGGATTTGTTGTTACAGCGAACAGCTCTTCTCTATTTCTTTCTTTTGTAAGGCCGGAAAGAAGACGAACTTTTGTAGGAGATTCTACATGAATAATCATAGATTCTCTGAACTCATCCTGCTTCTCATTGATATAATCAATGAGTGAATTTAAGCTTGTGGCAGTCAGCGGAGAAGCCATTTCTTCTTTACCATATCTAACAAGGTTCTTATCGCAGTATGTCTTTCCTGCGATTTCTGTTATGTGTGGCTTTCTTGCCTCATCGTTAAGTGTTACTAAAAAATCCATTGCCTCTTTTAAATCGTATCCCATTATTAATTTCCTCCTATTTAACTGCTCTTAAATCAGTAACTTTACTGTTTGGTTCCGTTTCATAAATTTCTCCGGTAGACGGGTCATATCCTCTTACGGGTTCCACTGTATCCACATCTCCGAAAGAAAGCTGTCCGGGAATTTGATTTCCGATTTCCACACAATCAACTTCTCCTGTGTTTAAGTCTTTACCCATAGAAAGAGCGGCAATCGCTCCAAGTTCTGGAGCAAGGGCAACTTTTGTTTCTACTGCTGCGGCAGAAAAGTTTCTTTCCGGGTTTGGTTTCATTGTAATGGTAACAGTAATTTTCCTTGCCTTATTTGGGTCTGTGTTTGGATCAACGATATTTTCTGCTACCTTCTGCAATGCTTTGTTTACCTGTGCGGATAATGCTCCATCTGCAAATTTTTCAAGATTAACATGCCTCATAATTCATCACTCCTTTTTATTAAAAAAATGTCTGCTGGCCTTCTGGTGCCTGCGAACATCCTTGATCAGATGTCGGCTCCTTTATAGCAGAAGCCACCACTTCTGGCTGTACCATTGCCTTTTCTTCGATCGCTGCAGCTTCTACTGGAGGAACATAAACCTCACCAGCAACATCTTCTGCAAATCCCTTTTCCTCTGCGGTATACATGCCTCCGAATGCTGAAGGAAATGCTTCTCTTAAGGCCTGTACTAATGCAACCTTGCGGATCATTGTAGATGGCTTCTTGCTCCACTGGGAATTTAAGCTGCCATCCTTCTTTCTTCCTGCATATTCATCAAAAGAAACTTCTGCTTCGTATGCATGACTTCGGTCTTTACGGTAAACCTTCGCCCATCCTCCAAGAATCTCTTCGGAAGGAAGCTTAAAGCATCCGGTTCTGTGAATCACTTCTCTTGTCTCGGCATCCATTACAATGATCCCCGCTTCAAAACCATCGTAGTGTTCATTGGCTTCTGCCCGTTTCATGTAAGCCTCTTTACCGATAACCATTGTAGCTGGTTCATTGCCGTATTTAATGCAATACGCTTCTTTTGTCCAAGGGTTTAATCCGCTGTTTTTGCAGAGATTCATAAACATTACTACTTCGTTCATCGTAACATTATCTTTGTTTCCGGAAATCATATATTGTTTCACGACTTCCGGAGTAAGTTCAATCTTCATTCCTGCTACCTCATAAGATGCAGACTGGACGTTCTGAAATGCTTCTGTTCTTTTCTTTGCCAATGTGTTTGATACTGCCATTTAAAGTTCCTCGCTTTCTAAAATATCTACCTGTTCGGCATTTCTTTTAAGTTTCATCAATACTTCATTTAAGTAAGCAAACTGTGTTTCGTTCGCTGTGATCGCGATCACTACTCTTTTACGTCTGAGTTTTGCTGCCTGCTCCTGATAACTTTCCGGGATAGCCGGCTGCTGTGTAACAATATTTGCCGGATCCGGCTGTTTTTCCGGAACAGGGGCAGACTGTACCTTACCGGCCATTTCTACCCTGGCGGCCTCTTCTTTTCTCCTGCGCTCTTTTTCTTCTGCTTCCTGTTTCTTTTGTTCTTCGTAAAGGGCTTTCTTCTTTGCTGTATCTTCAAGCTGCTGTTTTTTTGCCATTGCCGCCATAAGGTCAAAGTCTTTTAAGTACTCCTCTTTCATCTCATAAACATAAGGAGAATTTTCCGTATTGATAATCTTTAAGTCTCCGTCTATCTTTTCCCGGATAGTGATAATCTCCCCTTTTATGGATTTTAATGTTGTAGAGACGTTCAGCCAGGATTCTTTAAAAATCTTATCAAAAGGAACTGTTCTGTCCAGATCGCCGATGCACTCCTTATAAATCTCTTTGACTTTCGTAAGCTTCTCCTGTCTCTTACCCTCTTCATATCCTTTTACCTGTGTATCAATATTTTCGATTGCTCCATTAATGATCTCAACCAGTTCTTTCTCCTTAACAGCAAAATCTTCATAAGGAAGCATAACCTCTTTTTTGATTTCTTTTCTCTTATCCTCAAGGGCAGTAACTAATTTTCTTAAATTCGTTCTATCCTGCTTTGCATCTTTAATCTGGTCATCGCTATAAACGAGATTCAGATAATCACTTGATTTCTTTGTGATTTCTTCTTTTAACTCTTCAAAATTCCAATCGATTGCTTTTAAAAAGCCGTCTGCCTGTGGGTTATAAATCTTTAACTCCATTATTTCACCTCTTTAAATTTCCGGAAGAAGAAGTCCTGGCTCCTGTCCGCTTTGCAGGCTGTGCCAGAACTTTTCCTCTTCGTTTTTTAACATTTCAATATCATCAAGCACTTCTTCTCTTTCGATGTGATAGTGCTTTGTTGTAAGTCTCACTTCACCATCACGCACACTTTTTAATTGTGCCTTCAACACGACAAAATCATATTCCGTAACCAGCAGGTAGTGGAGGACCTGTATGTAATAGTTATCCGGTATCTGATTGTCCCATTTTTGCCACTGCATAGATTGCAGTATGTTCGAGGTTTTAATCTCTAAGATACCCCTTCGTCCATCAGGATCTATCAGTTCGCCATCCAGCGAGGCATGTGCCCAGGGATATTTTTTATTGATGATCATGTTGTTGTCGTAATACTCCACTTTGTATTCCGGATAGTCTAAAGCAAACAATGCTCTAAGCAGCGGCTCCGCATCGTTTCCGTATTTGACATATGATTTGTCTGAGATATCCACAGGAGACATCTGTCCTTTCTTCTCCATCCACAGTTCCTGATTTGTTTTATATGGATTCAGTCCGAGGATAGCAGAGGCATCGGAACCGCCGATGCCCTTACGATTTACCAGCCACTCTTCCATGGAATCAAATTGGATTCTTGCGAGGTTCGGAGTAATTTTGATTGTTTTCATCTATGTACTCCATTCTTTTTCATATCCATCGCGATTAACTCTGCTAAAGCTGCCTTGCGTCTCAGTAGTAGAAACGATGTAGGCTCCTGTTCCAGAGCCGATTCATTTTGGCTATATTTTTTCAGTAAAAAATTAATTATCATCTTCCTCACCTGCCAGTTTTTCAAGATAAGCGATGCAGTTATTGTATTCTTGCATCGGGTCGCCAGTATAAGTTTCCATTTCAAACTTTTTGTCCCATTCGTTGTTTTCAGAAACTTCTCCCTTCATAGCAAGCACTCTTACGGCATAATTACTGCAGCTAAAAAACACGTAGTTTCCTGCCTGCTGTGCTGCGTATACTTTTTCGATTAAGTTCTTGATTTCTTCTAATCCTAAAAACTTGTTTTCTTCTGTGATCATAATTTTCTCCTTCCATTTTTCTGGTTTTGTGTTACAATTTAATTGAGTTATTTTCTATGTGCCCGATCGGGAGTTGCCGCTCCCTCAGGCACATTTTTTTATTTGAGCATCCTGATCCGCTTTCCGTAGCCACAAGATGCAGCTATTTCTGCTGGATTATAGTCTGGAACGTGTTTTCTCATTATCGGGTCTTCCAAGTCTTTGTGATACCTATCGTAATCTATGTAGGCATAGAGATTTGTTCCGGAAGAGATAATGGCATAATTACCATATCTCTTCTGTTCTTTTTCAATCCCTATCTTTCTACGATGGACAGTCCCCAGAGAAACACCAAATGCCTCTGCGAGCTGTTTGTTCGAGTAATACATTTGTCCATGTACAATTTCTAAAAGTGCCATACCTTCCATGAGGTTCCCCTCCTTTCTAACCTCTCTTGACTTTTCATTAATTCTCCAATATTCTTGTTACATAGGATATCAATACACTTCAATACAAAAGAAAGGAATTTTTCTAATGATTCTGCAAATATCAACTTTATTAAATAGCCAATTACCGAACATCAATTTTTCAAAATTAATTGACACTTTTCTCAATCCTTCTGTTACGTTTATCATTGGTATTTTGACAGTTTTACTTACTCGTAATGCCAACCAATCTTCAACTGCTAGAGAAAGACTGGATAAAGTCTATCATCCTCTCTTTATATCCATAGAACCCCTTTTGTACAAATCTGTAAATTATGATGATGTCTCTTCTTTTTTAGATAAATATTATGAGTTAGAAGAAAAATACTCTCTTTTACTCACTCCAAGATTGCGTCAATTAATTCGAAATCTCCCTAAACAAAAAACTCCTTATAGTAAAGTGGAAGATTATAATCCCTGGTTTGAAATTTGCAAATACATTTCAAAAGATTATGATAAACTTTGTAGACAAGCTCATCTTCCTGTTAGAAGCATTTCCTATAGACTATTTTATGGGCAATATTCCTCTAAACTTTCTATGGTTTTCATGGCAATTTATCTATCAATGCCCGCTATTATCTTTGCCACTTTACTGTTAGTATTTGTTTTTCCTAGATTATTAGTTATTTTTTATATTTTTTTGTTTATGTTTCTATTTGATACAGCCCTTAAAAGTTTGTAAAAATACAATCACATCAAGAATTAGAATTTTGCTTTTTATCTCAGGATACTTAATACACAGGTATCCTGAGATAGAGCTAATCATAAGAATGTATAAAATAACTGCTATCATCATTTTGTACCTTTCTCACCTCCTATCCTGCTTTCTCAGCCATCTTGTTTTCTTCGCTTTCACCTGCTATAATTTTCCTAACAAAACGAAAGGAGAAAACTATGCAAAAAGTCATTCCTGCATTTTCATTAACCGAAGAAAATAATATTGAGGATTTCAATGTCGATGTGCCAACCAAGTGCCCTGTATGTGGAGTAGCTTATGCGAGTCCCCCACTAAGCAGCCATTTCATATTAACCGAAGATGATTTAGAATTTGATGCCCGTATTTCCTCTATTTACTTTTGTCCTCACTGTGAATACTGCTTTTTAGTGAATTATTTAGTAGAAAGAGAAAGTTGTACGGGAATTTTTTCAAGTATCTATCCAACCCCTGAGCAAACCACTGATTTTCCAGAGCAAATAAAAAATCTTTCTCCCCAATTCGTAAAGATTTATCACGAATCTGAGCAGGCCGAAAGTGCTGGTCTTACCGAAATATGCGGTATGGGTTATCGAAAAGCTCTTGAATTTTTGATTAAAGATTATGCTATTCATCAAAATCCTGAATTGGTCGATGAAATCAAAGCACAGCCTTTGGCCAAATGCATTAACAAATATATAAATATCGAATCAATCGTCACCCTCGCAGAGCGTTCTGCGTGGATTGGAAATGATGAAACGCACTATGTTCGTAAACATAACAACTTAGATTTCAACGATATGAAATTATTCATTGCTGCGGCGGTTCATTTTATGTCCATGAACTTAATTGTTGAAAAAGCCGAATCTATTTCTCGGAAATAGCATCTTCCTTTGCAGAAAAATTTATCTTTAAATCAAAATTACTGAGTCGGCTAATTGTTGCCTGCAATTGGTCGCTCTCTTTTTTTGCCTGTTCCAACAATTCTTTAAATTCTGGTAAATTAGACACTTCAATTTGCAAAGTTCCTGTTGGAACATTTGTTTTTACTTCTTCATTTCCGTTTTGTGGGTAATAATATCCTTGCGTATTTCTCACCTCCTAACTACTTATTTAGTTTAGTTTTCTAAACATTTCTGGTAAAAAAATATGTAGGAATCT